TGATGGGGGTTCTGAAGGTAGGCACCCAGTATCTAGTTATTCGTCTTATTTGAGTTCTTGGCAGTCAGTAAGTTCTAAAATAGAATATGACGAAGATGGTAACGGATGTATAATTGAAGTTTCACCTATACCTAAGACATGGCATAAAAATGTTCAAAATGGTAAAGTTAAATTCATTACAATGGACGGGAATAATCCTGTAAATACTTATTTATATGTAAATATTTGGAATGAACCTTATTGGTCAACCGCCGTTAAAAAAGTAGTTTATACGTATAAAACTACCCGTAGGTCAAAACAAGAAGGAAGTGGTATTGCTACTAAGACAATACATGAAAGTATAGTACCTACGTTTATAAATGTCCCAAGTGATATACCGTACCAATACGAATCAGGCAACAATTACAATACGGTTGATACTTATTTACAAAATAGGGCAGATATAGAAGCAGCTAAATCTGCTTCAGGTATAATTAAGGGAACCATAACTGTTTTAGGAGATGAAACTTTAAATTTAAGAATGCAGGTAAATGGGTTAGAAGTAGTAAAAGTTGTACATGATTTTTCAAGTGGTTTAGGTTACGTATGCCATTTAGATTTAATAGATGAAGCATTTTACCCAGGTGTAATCACATATATTGGAGATGAATTTGAGGTACGTAAAAATAATGAAGTTACAAATAATGGTTTTATAACTGAGTATTTATATAATCAAAAGAAAATAGAAGCAATAGTAGGGGTACAAGAAAGTGATCAAGGTGATGACCCTAAAGCAGGTATAGCACATTATGCAGATTAAGGAAAAATATGTCAAAATGTCCAATTTGTAAAAATACAATAAATAATATTAGAGGTTTACGAGGAGAAGATGGTTTAGATGTAAACGGCGACCCAATACCTTTTTGGACTGATGACCCCATATTAACACAACGGGGATTAGCTGGAAATGACTACAAAGGTAAAAATCCCATAAGATGGGTACACATTAGGGAATTACAAAATTATTATTCCGAAGTGGAAACTCTTTTAGGAATGACTAATACTACTTGGTTAAGTGTTTCAAAAGCAGAACCTTGTAGACATGCACATATAGAGCAACTCAGGATAGCAGTTGAAGCTATTTTAGTAGTTATGGGAAAAACAATGGTTGATTATTTTAAATATGATAGACAAGGAACTGAAATAGTTACAACTCAAACTGATTGGACAGATGTAGATAGACCTATTTCTGGGGTTAATATAGATAAACCACTAATTCCTATAGATACACCTTTAAGAGCACTTAACATAGAGGAACTTAGAAGAGGAATGTTAGCAATATCTAACGCTATAATTATGAGATTCCAAAATATACTTATCCCAGGTGATATTGGAAGTCAGAGGGCTTATGCTAATTATTCAACATCACCTAACCCTTTCTTTATAAATACAGATTCAACCAATGCTTGGCGTTTAAGGGATATGCGTTATGTAGAAGTACAAAAATTTCAACACGATAAAATATCTATTTTTGAAGGTCCATTTTCTTCCTGGTTGTCGAATGACGACTTAACTCTCACTGGGACTTGGAGTGCACATATGACTCAAAACACTAATTTTATGACTATAGATTACTATTATGAAGATGGGGGAGTATGGTACTACAACTACTCACATGATGCTTTTTGGGTTTCTACTGAACCTATAAGCAGTGATTCGGACGAAGAAGAACATGACTATGTGTTTTATGGAGCATCTAGAGACTATGGTGGAAATTATATAGACAAATTTACCTGTCCTTGGAAGAAAAATATAGGAACTAGTGATGGTTCAGTTTCTCAAGTTGCAGTTACTACTAGAACATATCCAGCACTACTACCTGAATTAAGCTATCCAATAACTTTTAATAGTACTGAGATGTATATTTATATAGGTGGAGTACTTTGGGAAAGTGTAGATAACTTTTCTGGGCAAACTTCGGATGCTAAGGTATATACAATATCAACTTCAGTAGTAGCTAGAGTAGGTACTGCTACCATAACTTTTGGTAACGGTGTAAATGGTGCAATCCCAACGAATGGAGCGAGTATAGTAATCGAATTTGCTGTAGGAGTTTCAATACTTTGGGAACATGAAGCTAGGGTATTAGATTCCATAACTAATAGTCAATATACAAAATTGACTTCTGTAGATGGAGTCAGGAATTCGTTATTTGTAAATTTAAATAATCCTTACTACATGAATATAACTGTAAATACTGATTTGGACATATACCATGACCGAATGGAAATAACTATTAGAGACGAAGTCAAAACAGGTACATTTACTGACCCAAATATATATGCTAGAGAGTATGGTAGTGCCAACGATTTTGATAACTCTTGGGGAAATCTGACTATTACTAATAGTCATTCTTATAGAAGGCAATATTGGTTTGATATTTATAACTCACTATTTGGAGAAACTCATAGGACTACACCTTCAGTAGTTATGAATCCGGTCATTAAAGAATTTAACTGTACTCAAATATCCTCAGTAGACCATAGCAGTATTAAAATCACTCAACTACCTTATAGTATAAGCGGTACAGTTGTAACTTTTCCATATGCTAACTTTTTAGGAGTTACACAAGCCGATTGGTTGGCCAATTATTCTTACTCACATGAAGATACTAATAATGTCTATTATACAAAAGGTGGAGGTGGAGCAGTTCATCCCGGAGGTATGACTTTAAAATTTTCTAGAAATCAATATAGGTATATTCACATTTATGGAGATTTTCTTCCTGGAGTTACTGAAACTATAGAAAACTTATCAGGGGATACTATAACTTATCACGATTTAGACCAAATGGTTTCCATAGATTCTCCACTCCAAACTGGAGAAAGCTGGGATTTATCTTCAGGGTATTACTCAACTAGTCAAAGTGAGCAATTACCAGTAACTTTTACTTGGCAGGTAAATAATATGTGGTTTAATGATAGTTTGTATAAATATAATAGTATAGATAATTTAACACTACTTTCAACATTCTCTGACCTATCACAAGGTGAGCAAGGAATATTTACGGCGTTTAAATCAGGTGATAGTGGGTTCAAATTATATGTAGTTAATGCATCAGCAACTACCTATGATGGACATGTGAAACCAGCCGGAGATAATTACACATACTTATATGTAAGTGAAGATGGAATCACTTGGACAAATCCAGGCGTATATAAAGGAAGAGCGTATGATGCAATTCCAGTAGACCTAGGAGCGTACGTTCCTACTCTATTCATAAGAAAAGCTATAACAGTAGTAGCAGCATAGGGAGGAAAAATGCAGAACTTTAAATTTAGTGTTGCAAAAGTAGAATTGAAACAGGGTGCAGTATCAAAAAAAGAAATAAATTTAACTACCGATATTTCTATAGAGTATGATATGAGTACCGTGAAGAAACATGGCCAAGATGGTTTAGTACAGGATGAATTTAGTGATACCAAACAAATAAACATATCTTTAACATACGCACCAGAAGATATTGAACCTACTCTTATTAAAGATGAAGATTATGATTTACATTTTACTACTGGGGCTAATAGTGGTGGAATAGCAGTTACTTTAGCAGATTGTAAATTACTTAAATATTCAGTAATACAATCTCAAAGTGGTTTTGCAATGACTACTTTAATATTTTCAAAGAAAAATGAAATGAATTCAGTGGTAGGGGCTTCTATTACAAAACAAAGGGTCAAATTTGGAAGTAATTATATTGGGGATTCGGCATATGTAAATGTTAATTATGTAGGAAATACACAACCCATAATTGTACCTACTGCTTTAGGGGTATTAATTCAATCTACTTCAGATTTAGGTGGTGGACAATTGGAAGTTAGGGTTAGAGGATATGTAAAAAAAGATACCCGTTTAGAATTGGAACAATACCTCATAAATTTATACAATACGTTATCTACAGGTTCAGGTACCTTAACAGTAGAATATGGTGCAACTTCATATACCATAACTAATTGTTATTGGAGAAGTGGTTCCCCAGATATTAGTAATAAGAATTTTACAGATTTTGAATTGAGTTTTATAAAATCAGCCTATTAATCAGACTCACTGCAGTACTACTTTTGTAAGTACAAAAAATAATATTCCCATTTAAAACCAATAAGTTACTTTAAAAAAAATATTACTTGCCCCTTGACTTTTCGCCTAAAATAATATATACTTATATTATAAGAAAGAGAAAAGAAAGGTAGGTTTAAAATGAGGGTTAAGATAAATATTAGGACAAAAGAACAAAAGGAAAGAAAAAAATATTCAACGGTTAATAAATCGTATACATTAAAAGATGCAAAAGAATTAGCTAAAGTATACGCAGAAGATGATAATATAGTAGATGTATTTATAACTCACTTTGCTACATGGCATAATTATTTAGTTTGTTATTTAAAGAAAGACGGTAAAAAAGGATATATAAAAGAAAGTGCAAGAATAAGTTAAAAATGAGACATATTGAAAATGAATGGTTGGAAGATTTAAAAGAATTGTTAAATGTCAATAATGAGAATGATATTAAAGGAGCTATCAGAAGGTTAAAAGAAGAAAATAAAGAATTAAAAGAGAAAGAGTTGTCAAAAAATTAAAAATATGCTATTCTTATATTAGAGGTGATAAAATGAAAAATATTGAAGTAATTAAAAAAAATAAAAGACAGGTACTTAGATTACAAGAAATGGATATTCTGTTTACATTAGTAAGGAAACAAAAAAAACAATTAAAAATAGTTAATGAAACTTATCAATTATATAAACAAGAATTAGTTAATATACAGAAAAATTTAATTAAGTGTCAAAAATTAATTTAAAGGGGGATTAAAATGAATTGTAAACACGGTATTACTAGTGAAAGTTGTGCAATATGTAACGGTACAATGTTAAAAAAAGAAAACGTACAAAAACAATATAGGAATGAAAAATTAAAAAGAAAAGAATATACAAAACAACATAAACATTTACAGGAATTATCAATTCTTTTTGCAAAAAGTTATAATAAGGATGTTACGGATGAAGATATAAAATATATTTTAGTAAATACTAAAGATGTAGAAAAAGAAGAAATAGAAATATTTTTTAATATAGCTAAAAAATTAGAAAGAACATTATATGCTATTGAATGGGTTTATAAATATGCTTGGAATGAAAATATAATTGAATTTATAAAAAATGCAGATGATAATAAATGGTATTTAAGAATACAATCAATAAAAGAAAGGTTAGGTTTATAGAAATGAGTGAGTGGGTAAAAGTAATTATTACATGCGAAAATGGTAGAGTAATTAAATTAGACCCTGAAGTATGGAATGAAACTACGGTAATTAATAGATTGGAAAAGAAAGGTGAAAAAATAATTAGTATTAAGCATATAAGTAGGTGGGGTCAATATGCTGAAGGATAAATTTAAAGAATTTATGGAAAAAATGTGCCTAGGTTGTCATAAAGAATGTGTAATTAAAAAAGAAGTTAGAGAGTGTATGTTAGCCTATAATGATTTTGAAATAGATTACTTAGAGGAGGTATTAAATGAGAATAAGTATTTGTAGGCACGCTTATCCCAAAACTTGGAAAGAGTATATTTTACCTAAACCATTATTATTAGGTGGATATGTAAAATTTCTCAAGGACATACAAATTTTTAGATGGCTATTTTGGCATATAACTTTGGACTATAGGAGATAAATAAATGGAATCAAATAATAAGGTTGAGGATTATTTAGAAGATGTTAAACGACGGTCACAAGAGTATGTTAAAATTGAGGACGTTTTGAAATTACTTGAACCGGTAAAATTAGCAGGTGATATAAATTATAATGTTGCCGATATAAATGGATTAGAAAGTAAAAAAGTTGCACAGTATATACACAGTCAAATGCAGTATAAATTAATAGGTAAATAGGAGAAGAAATGAAATTAAAAATCAACGAAGTATTTAATAGTATACAAGGAGAAGGAAGATATCAAGGACAACCGGTTACATTTATAAGATTATCGGGTTGTACGAGGAAGTGTGATTTCTGTGATACAAAATACCATACTAAAATTAATAAGTGTATAAGTCCAAAAGTCTTTGCTAAAGGACTTAATATTCTAGGTAATATAATCGTATTCACAGGGGGGGAGCCGTTATTGCAACTGGAAGCTATACGTGAATTGAGGTATGAATTACCCAGTAATATAGGGTTTCATTTAGAAACAAATGGGGATTTAATGAAAAATTGGGGTTGGGTTGCTGAAAATGTAGACGGGTTATTTGATTATGTAGTTGTTAGTCCTAAGGATAAGGAAACAGCTGAAAAGGTATATAATATTTTAAAGAAAGAAGGTTGGGTATTTGATTGGGATATTAAGGTAGTAACAAATTTAGGATTGATTGGTGGAGATATGTTAAAATGTGCAACAATGTTGATGCCATTAACAAGGTATAACCGTAAAATGGATACTTTAATAAGACAAGGTGTTTGGGAATACTGTATAAAAAATAATTTATCTTATAGTGCACGGTTACATGTTGAAGTATTTGGTAACAAGAAAGGAATATAATGAATAATGTTAATTTAAAAGAAATTTTAGGGGAAGCAAAACCAATATTTGACCAGGTAGATAATATAGGTAAAGAATTAAGAGAATTAAGTACCCTTAATATGGAATATTATCACAGTACGTTAGATAAATTATCTGGCTGTTATACGTATTTAATGCCACTTTATTTAAAATTACACGCATTTAAAAAAAATAAGGAAGTAAGCAAATACATGTCTTTAAAGCTTGGGTTTGTGCCCAATGAAATCGAGAAAAAATTTGTAAGTACCGTAGCAGATAAAGAAGCATCTTATGAGGTAAGGGATTTAAGAATGGCTAGGAATATAATTGAAGGTTACATGAAAGCTACGGAAAATGCTATCAATACGTGTAAAAAACATATGGGTGGGAATGAAAAAGAAAGGCAGGTTACAATATAATGGGAAGAAGAAAAAGTGAAGATAAGTTAACCCCTTTTGTTTTAGAATTTAAAGAGACAGAAAATGGTAAAGTACTTAATCAATTAATGAAAGCATCTGAAGGATTAATTTGGACAGTAATGAAATATTACCACATGTATTATTTTCCAAAGTTAATTCAAGAAGAAGTAGTTGAGGATTGTAAAACCATTATACTATTACGTGCTATAGAAGGATTTAACTTTAATAAGGGGAGATTTTCAACATACTATACTTGGAAATTAAAAAGTTTTATAAGGTATAGACAACATTTTCTTCTTAAGCGTAAAAAATTAGTGGAACATTCTTCATTAGATCAAGAAATTATTGGAAAAGAACATATGTCGTTAGATGACTTTATACATAATTTTGATTTAGTATTTAAACAAAAATGTAGTAAACAAATGCGAGAAATTTTTAGCATTTAGTATATAATAAAAATATGAAGATAAAAAATGTCGGTAACATCATTGAAAAATTAAAACCTTTACTTGCACAGTATCTCCAGGAACAGGGTTTAAAATTTAAAACTTCTTTATTTCAATGTCCTAATTATAAAGAGCATGATGGGGGAGGCGATGAAAAACCAAGTTGTGGTTTCTTACCTGATTCAAACCAAGAAAAGTACCACTGTTTTGCATGTGGGAAGGTAGGCACTATTTTTGATGCAGTTCATTTATTAGAAGGTAAGGACATCACAGGTTTGCATTTTTATAGTATTGTAAAATATCTTGCAGAAAAATATAGCATAGAATATGAAATAGAAGAACCTACTGAGGAAGAAAAAGAATTTGATTTAGTACAATCTTTTTTAGGTACAATAGTTAATAGTGCACATACTTATTTAGTTAATAATAAACCAAAAGAAGTAACGAATTACATTAAACAAAGAAAATGGGAAGAATGTATTAATAGATTTCAATTTGGATATTTACTACGTAATGAAAAAACAGAACAATTCTTTATAAATGCATATTTAAAACACCCTGAATTAAAAAGATTAATAAATATTAATGCGGGACAAATAATGGGGAGATTAATTTACCCGGTTAAAAGTAAATACGGTACAATTATGGGTTTAGTACATAGGGCTATTTTAGAAAATGACCCTAGACATAAATATATAAAACACTTTATTAATTCCCTTAAAAAAGAAGGTATTGTTTTTAATTTAAGAGGTATCGATAAAAAAGTATATATTGTAGAAGGAGGTAGTAGTGTTTTAACATTATGTCAAAACGGTATAGAAAATGCAATATCAATTTTAGGTACTGGTTTTAACGAAGCCAAATATACTAATTTAGTAAAGAATAATATAGAAGGAATGGTACTTTGTTTTGACGGAGATAAAGGCGGGGAAGAATGTTTAGAAAGAACTATAGGTATTGTACAACATAAACCAGATATTAAAATATACGTCAAAAAATTACCTAAGGGGGATGACCCAGATAGTTTTATCATTAAACAGGGTATTGAAAAATTTAAAGAATTACCCGAAATTAGTTTATTTAAATATCAAATTAATAAGTTAAAAATTGCAGATTCCCCTAAAATAAGAGAGTCTACATATGCGTTAATTTTAGCAACCAATGATGCTATTTTAAGAGAACGTATGTTACACATGATGATTAAAGAGTTAAAAATTCAAAAAACAAGTTTATTATCTGAATTATCTAAATATGAACAATTACATTCCGTAACAACGGATATTAAGGTAACGGAAGTATTAGAAGAAAAAGAAAGTTTAAAAAAAGAATTAGAAAGATTTGAAGAAAGGGTTTGGCGAGCAGATAAAATATTAGGCGTATCCACAGGGTTTCCAATAATGGATGAAAAATTAGATGGATTACAGGATGGTTTACATGAAATAGGCGGCATATGGAATGTAGGTAAAAGTGCCTTTTTGTTAACCATGGCTTTAAACATGTTATCATCACCGGCTAACCATGTACTATATTTTAGTATAGATGACCCTATTCAGACAAAAACAATACCGAGAGCCATGGCCAATTTAAGTAAAATACCTATAAACGTAGCTGCTAATCCTTATTGGAAAATTCAAAAAAATGAAACTTTAAAGGATATTCAAAAAATGGAATTATCTCAAAAGAGAGAAGAAGCTTATAAATTATTAGAGGAAATGTCAAGTAGATTTTCTTTAAAAGATTCTTCACATGGTTATCAATTAGATTTCGTAGAAAAAATGGTAAAAATAAGAAAGTTAATTGCAGGTAATAAGAAGTTAATTGTATTTATTGACTTTTTACATATGATAGGTGTCAAGGGTAATATGGAAACAACTGAAGCATTAACAAAAATTTCAAGGCAATTAAAACATTTTTCAGGCATGTATAATATGCCAATAATCACTACGGTAGAAGGTACAAAAGAAATAGGGAATGTCCGTGAAATGAAGGGTAGTCACATTAAGGGGTCAGTATCTTTACAATTCGGAGCGGATACTATAATATTATTATCTTCAGATTTTTACAGTAATCCAAAATCCAATATGTATTTTAGAGATGAAGAAGGTAATGCCAACCCAATTGTAAAAGTAAAAATTGATAAAAATAAAATAAGTGGTTTTAAAGGAAGTTTACATTATAAATTTTACCCGGAGTTATGTAGGTTTGAGGAATGTAATGAAGAAGACCAGGAAAGGTACAGCCAATGAAACAATATTTTTATGGTTTTGAAAAAACTAAAAAAGCAGTATATAATTTAAGTAGAAAGATAAAAAGAAGTAAGTTTAAGCCTAAAACATTAGTAGCTTTAGCAAGGGGTGGCTTATTAATAGGTTTATGGTTATCACATAAATTAAATGTACCCTTAATGATATTATCGGTAAAAAGTTACGATGATTTAGGAAATCAAGGTAGTACAGTATTAATGAATACCAGTTATACGGTACCTTTACAATCACCTATATTAATAATAGATGAGGTATGCGATAAAGGACTTACTTTAAATGTAGTAAAAAATCATTTTGAATCTATAGGCGTAGGTGTAAAAACAGCTACTTTATTATATAAACCACATTCTATAATTAAACCGAATTGGAGTGTAGAACAAGTTAACAATGAAACATGGGTTACTTTCTTTTGGGAGAAATAATGAAAAAAATTAATTTACCAGATATTCAAAAAACAAGGGATAAAAGAGGTATATGTATTAATAGGGTAGGGGTAGAAGGAATTGATTTTCCATTATATATTTCTACTAAAAACGGTAAAAAGGTTCTAGTATATGCTAAAATTGATTTATTTAGTTCTTTAAAGCACGGAATTAAGGGTACCAATATGAGTCGATTCCTCGAAACTTTAATGGTACATAAATACGTTACAATGGATAAGTATAAATTACGTGAATTTTTAAGGGCATTAAAAAAAAGATTGGGCGAAGTAAGTGATGTATATGTAAAAATTACCTTTAAATATTTTAAAAAGAAAACATCGCCCGTAAGTGGTAAAGAAAGTGTAATGGCTTATGAGTGTATATTTGAAGGATTATTAAAGAAAAAGTATAGGTTTACGTTAACGGTAAAAGTATTAACTACATCTAATTGCCCATGTTCAAAAGAAATAAGTAAATATGGTGCACATGGTCAAAGAAGTATTTCTACGGTTATAATAGAACCAATTGCAAAAAAGAAAGTTTGGATAGAGGATTTAATTGAGTTAATAGAAAATCAAGGTAGTTGTGAAATATATCCACTATTAAAAAGGCCTGATGAAAAGTACGTAACAGAAAAGGCGTATAATAATCCAAAATTTGTTGAGGATATTGCAAGAGATATTTCAATAAACCTTCAAAAATTAAATACTATAAGGTGGTATAAAATAAAAGTAAGTAACGAAGAATCAATACATTCACATAATGCAGTTTGTTATATTGAAAGAGTTAAGAAAGGCGGTACGTGGAGAAAAAGTACATTTAGTTTAAGGAGTATTTCAAAATAAAGTTGACTTAACCTCCAAAATATTCTATACTTATATTATAAAGAAAATGAAAAAAAAGTTAACGTATAAATAAAAAGGAGGGAAGTACATGTCAATTCCATTAATAAAAGAAATAGATAATTTTGGACCGTATGAAAAATGTTATTTTTGTAGCAGTACATGTATTACATGGCATGAAAATACAAATAATCCAGTATGTACAAAATGTGCTAAAATTCATGAAGTTAAGGAATTACCCGATTTTGGGCAGATAGTTAGAAAAAATAAAAGAAATAAATAAGGTATATAATTAAAACAAAGGGGGTGAAATAATGGGTAAAGTAAATATGGTAAAAGAAGTATTACAACAAGGAGCATTAACTATTGAGGAAGTAGTAACAAAAACAGGTGCTTCAAAAGCTACTGTAGCAATTGTGTTATCTAAGTTAAAAAAAGCAGGTAGTGCAATTGTAGAAGACAAAGAAAAGAAAACATATAAAATAGTTAAGTTGGTTGAGGCACCAAAGGAAAAAAAAGAAAAAAAAAAGAAGAAAAAAAAAGAAGAACCTGTAAAGGTAGAAATAAAGGAAGAGAACGTAGTTATAAAAGAAACAGTACCTGAAAAAAATGTAGTAACTGAGTTAGAAGAAGTAAAAGAAGTTGAGGAAAAAATAGTAGATGATAATTTAGGTATAGAAGTAGAACCTGCACCATCTAATTTAGAAGATTTAGAATAAAGGAAAATTTAATATGAAGCCCAGAACTAAAGTCAACAATGCTTGGAAAGGAAAATTATATAAGTACTTTAATACCTTATCTAAGAAGGACTTATCCAAAGTAAAGCAAGCGGTATATTATACATCAAAAGTAAATGATTGTGAAATATTTAATTCAGGAATAATGGGTGGTCAAAGATTAATTTATAAAGAGATAGTGGCCAATATTCCTTCAGATGTTAAAACAGTATATATACCGTTTGCTTGTGGGCTTGGTTTGACGTATTATTTATTACTCAAAGGTTATAAAGTAATAGCAATTGATAGAATGGAATGTGTAAATAGGTTGGCAGACTTTTTATTTAAGAATAAAAATATTGATTTTGCAGTAAGTGTTTTAAAACAAACAAGACCAACTTTAAAAAATCCAAGAGAATATTTAATAAGTATGCAAGAAAAGATACGAGGAAAATTATGCAACATTTGTTTTAAGAAAGGAGATGCATTTGAGTTATTACCAAAATTAATAAAATATTTCGGTAGAAAGAATGCATTGGTATATTTAGGAACACCTACTGTAATGGAAAATAACAAGAAATTTTATCAAAAATATATTAAATTAGAGTACTCATTAAATTCCTGTATACGGGATGATTGGGATAAAGGTAATGAAAGTACTAAAATAAGGAAACTTCTTAGTATATGCAAGGAAGCAGACGGTTTTAAGTATGTTTTTGCAGGTTTAGGTACAGGTATTATGGGGTTAAGTGAAAAAATAAGTATATTTAAAGAATATTTCAAACATGTTAATTATATATATAAACCCTACGATGTTTTCGATGACCATATTTTATTTGCTTCAACTAAAATCATAAAAATTAATAAAGGGCTACATTATGTCTAAAAATTTAGTTGCAATGTATAGTGGTGGAATAGATTCCAATGTAACAGTGTTTTATCCATTAGAACAAGGATACGATGTATACCCCGTGTATATTTGTTGGCGTACCGGTAATGTTGCCGTAAAGGAATGTAAGATAATTATGCAGTTATGGCATAAGTACAAAGATAAATATAATGGAAGATTTCATAAACCTTCAATAATTGTAAATAGTAATTTAATTAAGGATATAAAAGAAAATATAAAATACAGAAATAAAATAATGCTAGATTTTGTAGCACGTAATATAATGTCAAAATATGGTACTAATTTATTAAGTATGGGTGAGTATAATCAGTCGAAGGAAGTAGGTTGGGTTAACAATTGGTCAGTAGCATTAGATGATTGTGAACCAAGTGCATTACAAGAATATTTAGACCAATACAATATTAAATTAATAATAATGGATGACTTCGGAAAAGCTTCTTTAAAACATGACAGAGTTCAATTATTAAAAGATGTCATAGGGGAAGATGTATTTTTAACTACTTCGTGCGGATATGGCCATAATGGAATTGATTGCGGCGAGTGTTACCTATGTGGAGAAATTGCAGTAGCAAAAAGAAAAGTATTTGGATATGATAAAACGATATATTTAAAAGACCCTGAAGTCCACAACATATATTATCCAGAATATTGTGTGCAAATGAATTATTTGCCAGGTTTATTAAGGGTATTAAAAAATAATTATAAAAATATAAGAATACCTAGATTAGAATTAATTAAAAAATTAAAGGAGATGTAATGAGAGAAGTATGTACGTATTGTAAAGGTAGAGGCGGAAATTATTATACAGATAAAAGCTCATGTTGTAATGATGAAAAATGGAATAGATGTAGTTTTTGTAAGGGAAAAGGAGATATAATAAAAAAGAAAGAAAAATTAGAAATAGATTCTTTCAATATTAAAGAATTAAACCAATTTATGGAATGGGTAGTAGAAGGAAATAAATTAGGTAAGAAAAAATATGATAAGACTAATTTCGTTAAAGACAATATGTTCGAATTTTTATATTCCGAACTTAGGGATTCAGTTAATTATCTATTTTTTCTATATAAAAAAATTAGATTATTGGAAGAAAACATGATTAAATATTTACCTGAAAAAGAAGGTACAAAAAAATTGAGGTGAAAAGTGTTTTTTGCATTTGAGTGTCCCATAGCATATTTAAAACAATTTCAACAAGTTAGTGACTTTGATTTTATATTAGCACATTTACTTAAAGATAGGGATTACTACAATTTTTATAAAAAATCTAATAAGTTTAAAATATTAGATAACGGTGCATGTGAATTAGGTAAATCAATTGATACTGATAATTTAATTAAATGGGCATATGATTTAGAAGTAGATATGTTAGTAGCACCGGATTGTTTATTAAATAAAAATGAAACTATAAAATTATGGAAAAAATTTAAAAAAGATTATGTAGCGTTACCCTTTAAAATAATGGCAGTACCTCAAGGAAAAACAGTATTAGAATATGTAAAATGTTTAGAATATTTTGAGAAAGAAAAAAGAGTAGATATAATAGGGTTAGGTTATAAACCCATATCAACTTCTTTTTATAGAAAATATAAGACACATAAAAAAGATGTAACTACTACAAGGTTGAATTTAGTAAAAGAATATATCATTAAAAAGCCAACCCACTTATTAGGTTTAGGTTCCAGTGGTGGCTATGAAATTTTACATAATAATATATCTGCAACAACTGATAGTGCTTCACCCGTTATATTAGCTATTGAAAATAAAAGTATTCCAAGGAATGGTAGATATACTAGAACAATACCTCACTTAGATTTTTATTATAAATTTAATAAGAAAGTCCTAAAATTAGCTATTCAAAATGCTTTAAAATTAAAGGGGTTTAGTAGTGAATAAAATTTTATTTATTAAAAATATACCGGCTGCTAAAATTCCAACTAAAAGTTATCAAAATGATGCAGGTTGGGATTTGTATAGTGTAGAGACTAAGTATTTGAACAGGGGTTTTATTACTGAAATAGATACTGGAATAAATATTGCATTTCCAAAAGAATTTTACGGTATAATATTTACAAGGAGTAGTATGGGTATAGAGGGTATTCAGCTGCATAACGGTGTCATTGATTCAGGTTACCGGGGTAAATTATCTGTTTTTGCATATAATCATGCCGAAGATATTCAAATACATGCAGGTGATAAAATAGCCCAGTTATTAATATTTAAAAATTACCCAATTCAATTTTGTCAGGTTAGTTATTTACCGGAAAGTGAAAGGGGAACTAAGGGCTTTGGTTCCAGTGGAAAATAATTATGGATTTAAGATGCGATAAATGTAATTTATATAAAACATCAATAGCCGGGAATTTTTCAGCTGTAAAAATTGATGGTGCAGGAAATATCAATTCTAATATAATGTTAATAGGTGAAGCCCCTAGTTATAGTGAAATAAGGGAGAAAAAACCATTCGTAGGAGAACCGGGTAACTTATTAAGAAAGTACTTATTAACGGTTGGTATAGATAATACTAATGCATTTTTTACATATGTTTGTAGATGTAAACCCCCACCCACAAAAAAACCTAGTAAAAAAGAGATTGAAAAATGTTTTCCATATTTGGATGCAGAAATTAAAAAAATGAAGCCACAAGTAATTGGTGCCCTGGGTGCATCTGTATGTTCTGTTTTAGAAATAGAAGGTAAAATTACAAGTATAAGAGGTAGTAAAATTTGGAATGAAAAATATAATTGTTGGGTAGTACCAGTATATAAACCATCTTATGTAACACGGTTTATTAATGATTCTAAACAAAGAAAAGAATTTGTAATGGATTTAGGATTATTAAAAAAATTAGAGGGTGAAGAGGATTATCAAGAAGAAAAAGTAATATATAAATTTGCAGACACTTTTTCTAAAATTAAAAAAGCTACTGAATATTTAATAAACCAAAAACATATGGTAGTAGATATCGAAACAAATCACTTAAATTGTTTAAAATCTAAAATAGCATGTATAGGGTTTTCAGCACAACCTAAAACGGGTATAGTTATACCTTATCAATATTCAAAAATATTTAATGAAAAAGAGCAGTTAAAAGTAAAGGAATATTTAACAACCATATTAACTTCAAAGGTGTTTAAGATATTACAAAATGGTAAGTTTGACGTTAAACATTTATTAGTAAAAGGTATACCAATACATCGATTTTTCTTCGATACAATGTTAGCACATTATTTATTAGATGAAACGGGTTCCCATGGTTTAGGGGTATTATTACAAATATATACTTCAATGCCTAACCATAAAGATTTAATGGCAGAGTATTTACATTCTGAAAAGAAAACATACAATAGAATTTTTGAAGCACCGTTACCTACATTAATAGAATATACTGCAAAAGATGCTGACGGGGAGTTTAGGGTATTTTTAAAATTACAAAAATTAATAGCACAAGAAAAATTAGATAAGTTATTTTACCATATAATAATGCCATTAACATATGTTTTAGCACACATGGAAGTAAATGGAATTGAAGTGGATAAAAAATATGTAGATAAAACTGCTACTACTTTTAAATATAAATTAAAGGAAATCGAAAGGGATTTACAACATGATAAGTATATAAGGCAATATTTAAATTTACATACTAAAGAACCTGAATTTAATTTTAATTCTCCAAAACAATTAAGGGAATTATTATATGAAGTAATGAAAATTAAACCTGTAAAATATAATAAGCCTACTAAAACAAAACCAAAGGGTTCCCCTTCAACCGATAAAGAAACGTTAGAAATATTATCAAAAACTTCAAAATATTTAGTATTAGAGAACATGTTAAAATTTAGAAAAATTAAAAAATTACAGGACTATATAAAAAGTTATAAGGAATTAGCAGAAGAATCAGTTGACGGTAGAATACATACTACATATATGCAAAGAGGTACTAGGACAGGTAGGTTAGCAAGTAGTGAACCTAATTTACAAAATATTCCTTCAGTGGAAAGAGATCCTATAAATGCTGCAATGGTAAGAAATTGTTTACGTGCAAAAGAAGGCTATACTTTAATTGAAGGAGATTATTCACAAATGGAGTTTAGAATATGGGCAGATAATTCAGGCGACGAAAAAATGATAAAATATATATGTAATCCTGATTTAGATATTCATATTCAAATTGCTTCTAAGGTATACAATATAAAGTACGGTTCAGTAACAGAACATCAAAGGAGTATAGCTAAAGGGGTAGTATATGGTTTAATGTACGGTAGAGGGGCTTATTCTATTGCTAAACAATTTGGAGTAGATGTAAATGAAGCTGAAAGAATAACAACTACTTTTTTTAAGGAGTTTCCCACTGCTGCAAATTGGCTTAAACATAACGTTGATTTTGCAAAAAAACACGGTTATATTTGTAATATGTTTGGTAGAAAAAGGAGATTAGAATATATACATAGTACAGACGGTGAAAAACAGGCTTTAGCAGAAAGACAAACTAGAAATAGTCCAATACAAAGTGGGGCAGCCGATATTGTATTTATTGCAATGATTAAATTATTTAAGGCAATAAAAGATACACCTATGAAAATGTTATTAAACGTACATGATAGTATTGGACTTGAGGTGCCAGATAACATGGTAAAAGAAGCATGTAATTTAATGAAAGAAATAATGGAAAATGCAGTACAATTAAAGGTACCCCTAAAAGTAGATTTTAAAATAGGTAAACAATTTGGGGAAATGAATAAGGAAAAGAGTATATAATAATTAAAGAAAGGATAATATGCTAATTACAATTACGTATAATGAAAATGTAAATTTAGGGAATTATGAATCTGCAAAATGTGGCATGAAAATTCAATCGGATAAAGAAATTAAATCCAAGGAAGATTTAAAAAAAATAAAAGGGGGTTTATTTAAATTGGCGAAAGAAATGGTAGAGGAAGAACTTAAAAAAATAGAGGAGGAAAGAAATGTATGAAAATATTGGTGGATTAGATTTTACGGTAGGTGAAGTTAAAGAAGGCGGTTTTTCAGATTTAGCAGAAACGGTTTACAATGTAATATTAAAAAGTATAAAAAAAGAAACAGCTCCTTTCGGGGAAATATTAAAATGGACTTTTGAATTAATAGGTGCACAATTTTCTTACACTGATAATGAAGGTAATGTAAAACAAAGAATTGTAACAGGTACTACTAGTTTATTATGTAACCCTAAAACTAAGTTATATGAATGGTATAGTAAATTAACGGGGAAAGAACCCGGTATAGGTGAAAAAATTACATTGTCTATACTTGTAGGGGTACGGTGTCAGGTATTAACAAAGAATACTAAAAGTAAAAAAGCAGATGATAACGGTAAGTTTAGGGTATATTCAAACGTAGATAGACTTATTGAGTTAGTAAGTAATACACCTCAGTCAACTCCTAAAGTACAAGAGGTACCCACTACACCGGTTCAAGAAAAACCAGTACAAGAAATAGCTAAACCAGTAGATAAAGAAGTACCTTTACAGGATAAGGTAGAACCGGAGGTAGAAAAATCGGCAAGTGATGACTTATTTGACGACATTTTTTAAAAAATGATTAAATTAAATATAAAACAAATAGAACAAATAACGGGTAAACAAATACGGTATAACACTGTCAGTGTTGGCTTTGATACGGCTCCTGCATTTACAGGAATTTGTATTTTAAAGTCAGACACGCAAAATGTAATAATTGAGCATTTAGAAGTAATAGCTACATCGGTAAGAGATGATCATTTTCGTAGGGCAGCGAATTATGGTGATGCATTAGAAAAATTTAAACAGACTTTAGGGAAATATAGCGGTCATAAGGTAATGGTGATAGAACGATGTTATTATGGAAGAAATGCAGAATGTCTCATTCAATTAGCACAATTTGGAATACTCACCTATTACGTTTTAAAGAATCATTTTAATGCACATTTTTATTATGGGGCAACAACTGCAAGAAGTATAATAGGGTTTAATCAAAAACGGCAACAATTAAATGGTACGTTAAAAGCCAAAGTCTATACTAGAGATACTAAAGATAAGAATGGAAAAATTAAACATAAAAAGGGCGAGAAGAAAAAAATTGATTGCAAATCATTAGTACATAATTATTTGGAAACAGATTTTGGATTAAAGTTCAATAGTCCAGATGAAGCGGATGCTTTTGTACTTGCATTGGCGGGGTTATTAACATGAGTAAAGAAAAAGAAAATGATTTTGGATTACAGGAAGCACTCAATGCCTTAAATAAAAAGTTTGGTTTAGGGTATATAAGTGCTAAAAAACAATATAGTATAAATAAACGTACTTCTTTTGGGGTTTTTTCATTGGATGCAAGAACAGGCGGAGGTATACCTGAAAAAAAAATAGTAACTATTGCAGGGGAATATTCTTCAGGTAAAACCACGGTAGCATTATTAACAGCTGCACAATTTCAAAAGAAAAATAAAAAAGTTGTTTATATAGATACGGATCATGGTTTAGATTTAGATTGGGCACATAAGTTAGGAGTAGATACTAGTAAGAATTGGTTTCATTGTCAACCTGATTATATTGAACAGGTAAGTGATACCATAGAAACATTATTAATGACGAATGAAGTGGGTTTAATTATATTTGATTCCGTTGCTAATACACCTTCAAAAAAAGAATTAGATGAAAGTTGTGATAAAAAAAGTATGGGCGGTATAGGTGCAGAAATGGCTCAAATGATGAGAAAGATTACAAAAAGATTAGGACATACAAATAGTTCAATATTAGTTATAAATCAGTTAAGAGATAAAGTAGGTAGTTCTTTCGGTAATGTAGAATACATGCCAGGTGGTAGAGCTTTAAAGTTTCAATCTGATATTATAATTTGGTTAAGACCTTCTAATTGGTTGCCAGAACAGGGTGAACCAAGAATTGGAAAAGTAAGTAAATTTAGAGTAACTAAAAATAGAACTGCACCACCATTACAAGTAGGTGAATTTGCCATTTATTTTTCAGGCAAAGTGAACAATAAAGAAGCCATTATAAAAGAAGCTTTAGCAAAAGGTATTGTATTTAAAGCAGGTGCCTGGTATTATTATGAAGATGAGAAAAAGAAAACTCAAGGGCTTATCAATTTTGTTAAGAAATTAATTGTAGAAAATAAAATTGAAGAAATAAAAGATAAGGTTTTGAAAAGTGCATAAACAAATTTCATGGTCTCAATTAGAAATTTTTAATTTATGCCCTTATAAGTGGTGGTGTCAATATGTACGTAAATTATATTCTGCTTCTAATATATTTGGTGCACATGGTTCAGCAATGCATAATTTACTCAAGGAAATATATGTAAGTCAAAATTTTGATAGAAATACGTATATAGAAAAGTGGAAAGAAATCTTTAAAAAAGAATATACAAGTAGAAAGTATCCAAGATTTGAAGAAAGATTAATAAATGGGCAGTTGCGTAAAGGATATACAATGATATGTGATTTTTTTGAAACTGCGGAAAAATATAATTTATTAAGACCATCTTATGCTACAGAAAAAAAAATAACGTGTAAATTTAAAGATTACAAAGTTATTTGTATTTTAGATTCAATCCAATTAATTAATAATAAGTTAACATTAATTGATTATAAAACAGGAGCAGAAAAAGATAACCATAAATTACAAGTAACACTTTATGCAGAAGCAGAAATTAAAAAATACGGCACTAAAATTGAACAATGTGCAGTTTGGTATTTAAAAGAAAATAAAATAGTAACCTTTCAATCAAAAAGAAAAGAAACGTCTAAGTATATAATAGATACAATAAGAGAAATGGAAGAAAGTTTTAAGACAGGTGTATTTGAACAACGTAAACACCAGTATTGTAAAGGATGTATTGCAAAAACAAAAGGATTATGTAAAAAATGAGAGATAGAGCTATACTTTTATTTGAAGCTTTAAAAATAGGAATAGTAGTTAATATAGGTGACCAGAAATATAAATTAAGGGAAGACGGTCAACTTTTATTTGAAGGTACTAGATATTCTAATGAGCAAGTCGATAAGATATGGTTAGGATATCCTTCTGAAATATGTAGTTTAATAGGTTTAGCTAAAGAATTAACTGATGTAGAAGCGTACATTATTTCTGTAAATATTAGTTTAATAAATCAAAGTAAGAAAAGGAATAGAAAATGAAACCTAAATATTTAATGAAAGAAGATTCTATTTCTAAACAAGGTTTTGACCAAGAAGAAAAAGCAAGGAAACATATCGCGTCAGGTAAATTATGGTTTGATTCTTATGATCTTTCACAACTGGGAAAAGACAAATTCCTGATTGATGTAAAAAAAGTAGTGTCCCAGTCAGGTATCAGATTATCTAAAAAAAATATAAAGAAACTTTTTGAAACTGCAATGAGGCAAGATAAAAATGCAGGTTATTTAATCTATATAGGTGATTTTGTTTTAAAAGTAATGGTGGAAAGGAATCCTGAAAAATGTTACATTTAACGGCGGCCGATTTTCATCTTAATGAGCGGAAAAGGTTGCCAGATTATTTAGAAAACCTTGATGCTATTGTTAAAATTGCCTTAAAAGTAAAACCAGACGTATATGATATTTTAGGAGATATTTTTGACAGCAGAAAGCCTACTCCATTAGAACTTAAAGCATTTGCTATTCATTTAAATACTATGAAAAAAATAGTAAAACATATTAATTTAATAATAGGAAACCATTGTACTGTAAATGGGGGTTTATCAACCATTGATTGGGTTATAGATAATAAGGTAAAAGTAGCTAAAAAATTAATTTTAAAAGAAGACGGTAAAAAAATATATTTTGCACACCGTACTTTTTCAGAAGCCAAATTAGGCCCAAAAGAAATACATTTAAATGCAGTAAGTTGGAAAACCTTAAAAGAATACGATGTAATAATGGTAGGTCATATTCATAAACCACAAATATTAAATAAAATAAATCCTTTAGTATTAATTCCAGGTTCAATTGAAAAAGTTAATTTTGGAGAGAGAAATGAAGAAAAATTTGTTTGGACATGGGATACAAAAGATTTAAAATTAAAAGCACATAAATTATATACCCGGCCAATGTACTATGTAATTTTGAATTTGGATACTAGAGAAAAATTTGTGAATGATAAAGTATGTGAAGTAGGTAGGGATATTGTATCAGATGCTATTTTAAAAATTAAAGTAATGGGTAAACAAGTATTAATAGATAAAATAAATTATGATAATTTTATTAAAAAATTTGAAAGTTGTTATAGTGTGAATATCCATTTTGAATATACTGATGAAATAAAAGAATATATGACACAGGATACTGAAGAACAAAATGATACTCAAATAATACGTCAATATATGGTAGAGCAACAGATAAATCTTAAAGTACAAAAAGTAATTGAAAGGATAATGTTGAAATGAATCTTTTAGAATTACGTATCAACAATTTGTACAGTCATATGGATACAATAATACCCTTCAATAAAGAAGGTTTTTATTTTATTTATGGCATAAATAAACAAACTAAGAAAAGAAATGGAATCGGTAAAAGTGCAATTTTAGAAGCTATAAAATATGCATTATACGGTAAAACACGTACAAAGGTTATAGATGAAGTAATTTCTTTTGGAGAAACGTCAGCAGAGGTAGGCATAACCTTTGAAGTTAAGGGAAATACTTACATAGTTAATAGAAAAAGGAAGAAAAATTCATCTACTAAGGTAGAAATTTATAAGGATGGTAAAAATTTAGAAATAAGTACGGGCGGTGAATGTAATAATTTTATTGAAAAATTGTTTGGTTTAACATATGAACAGTTTATGCATTCTTTTTTATTCGGCCAAAATGAATTTGATAATTTACAAAGTTTTACTACTACTAAGTTAATAATGTTTTTAAAGACTATGTTAAATTTAGAAAGATTTGATAATTATAAAGAGAAAGCACAAATTCATTTAGATAAAATAAAAGGTGAAATAAACCAATTATTGGGTATGAAAGCAGTAGTAAGTAGATTATCTTCTGTAAGTCATTCTAAAAAAGAATTGCAAATTAATTTAATAAATATACAGGCTAAATATAATGACCAAGAAAAACTTTATAACGTAACCAGTAAGGAAGTAAATACATTACTTAATAAATTAAAACCCATAGAAAGGGAATTAGCGTCAAAAGGGTATAGAAAAAATCAATTAGAAAGTAATGTAAATTATATAGGTAAGGAAAATAAGTGTCCAATGTGTAAACAATCCTTATTAAATAAAGAATTACAACAAAAAGAATTAAAAGAATTAAAGGAAATATCTCAAAAAATAGGGGGTTTATTTTTAGAGGTTGAAAATTCTAAAGAGGCTTATAAAAAAGAAAATAATATAAAAGAAGATTTGAGACAAATTTTAAATAAACTTTCTACTAAATTAGGAGAAACAACACAACAATTAGAAATTCTTATAAATTGTGAGGGCTTAAATGCCGATAAAATAGAAATAAAATTTAAAGAATTATCTGAAAAGAAGGTAATATTAGAAGAAGTAGTAAGAATTTTTAATAATAAGGGGTTACCATTATATTATTTAACTAAAAGTATTCCAAAATTAGAAAACGTAATAAATAGAATATTAGTACAATTAGATGAATTTAGAGTAAAAATAAAGACACAAGGAATTCAAAAATCTACTTCAAAGTTAACCAATATGTGTGAAATAAAAATATTTAGAGGTGCAGACGAATATTCTTTAGAACAATTATCCGGTGGTCAAGAAAGATTAGTTAATTTTGCATTTAGGATAGGTATAGCAAAAATATTTTCAGAGAAATCAAAATTTGATTCCTTATTTTTAGATGAAGTTTTTGGTGCTTTAGGGGAAGTTAATAGGGAAAATTTGGTAGAACAGATTAAATTATTAAAAAATAATTTTAAAAAAATATTAGTTATATCTCATTTAGATGAAATTAAAGATTATTTTAAAGAAGAATCTGAAAATATCTTTATAGAATTTAATAATGGGGTATCAAAGGTTATATATAATAATAATGATGATAAAGATAATATGTAATAATAGTAAATTAAAATGTCAATTTATTTAATTGGAAAAGGATTGATTAAAACATGAAATATATGGTTTGGACAAATTTAGCTAGAAAAAAATTAATAAAATTGTGTTCTGAAGGGTACACTGACGCTGAAATAGGTAAGTTTTATAGTCCTGTATTAACGTATACCCAAATCGAAAAAGCACGTAAAAGATACGACATAGTTAAAGCTGTACTTTCTAAGAAAAAAGAAATTATTAAAATGAGTGATAAGTTTCTTGCTATAACTGAGGGCTTAAAGGATAGTATTAAAAGTGTCAAGCCGTATAAAGCAATTAAAATTAAAAAATCAAAGGGTGATACATTAATGATACAATTTACTGATTGGCATATTGGTAAAGAAATTAAAAATGAAGCAGGGGAAATCATCTTTAATGAAGAAATAGCCAGATTACGTATTAATATATTAGTAAATCAGTGCTTGAATCTTCTCGATAATCATATAAGTAAAGGCGTACCTATTACAGATGTCGTTATAATGTTTACGGGAGATATATTAGATGGTATGGGTATATTTGCTTCACAGGAATCTCAGTCTGAGATGGCCCCACCCTTTCAAGTTATTTTAGCATGTGAAGTTATCCAAGAATTTGTATTAGCTTTATTGCAAAGAAAATTGAGAATAAAAATGTATGGTATTAAAGGAAATCATGGGGAAATTAGAGAAAATGGTAAAAGTAAGGACCCTAATGCAAATTGGGATTTAATGTTATATTTAATACTTGAATTTTGGTTGAAGACTATGTTAAAAAATCCTTTAGTATCAATAAGGTATACTGAAACAGATTTTATGAATTTTGTAGTCAATGGGTGGAAGTATCATATAAGGCATATTGGTCCAAAACAAACTGAGACACCTTCCGGTAAAGCTAAGATATTAGGTTGGGCTAAAACGCATTCTTTTGATGCTATTGCTTATGGTCATTTTCATCATTGGGCTGTAGGGGATAGGAGTAAAGTAGTAGTATTTAGGGGAGGTTCACTTACAGGACTAGATGATTTGTCAGAAAAGATGGCGGAGGAAAGCACACCCAGTCAATTATTATGGGGCTGCAATAATAAGAGGGTGATGAGTTTCCTATATGCAGTAGATTTAGGTGGAAAGAAATAAAGAAAAAATTTTATAAATTTAAGATATTAATTATTTAAAAGGAGAGACATTTAATGGAAATAAAATTAAATTCTGTAATTGAACATACATTATTAAACCCTAAAGCAAAATTGAAAGATTTAAGAAAATTATGTAATGAAGCACAATTTGATAATTTTAGGGCAGTTGTAGTAAACCCTGAATGGGTGAATTATTGTAAACAACAATTAGAAGGTACTTCTATTAAAGTTGTACAGGTATATAATTTTCCTACTTCCCAAAGTGAATTATTACAAGGCGATGAAGTAGATGTATACGTAAAATTAAATGGAATTAGTAGAAATAATTATACTAAAGAAATGGGTAAATTAATTATACATAGTACAGTAAAAGGTTTAGTAAAAGAAGGTGTGCACAAAAAAAATATTAAGATTGTTATTGAAACAAGACTTTTATCTGATAAGGATGTACTTATAGCAAGTAAATTTTGTGCTAATGAAAAAGTAGGCTGCATTAAATCTTCTACCGGATTATATAAAAGAATTAATGGTAGAACTAATTTACAAGACTTAGAGTTAATTAAAAGGGGTATAAGATTTTGTACATATAAACCGAAAATTAAAATAGCAGGTGGTATAAGTACAATGAAAGATGTAAATGAATTAACTTGTAAGGGTGCAGATTTAATTGGTTCTTCTAAGGGACCAAATATATGTAAGGTTATGGATTAAAGGAGGGTTAAATTATGTTACAGTCACTTGAAGCATATGCTAAATTAATTAAAGATTTTAAGATTATATATTTAGCAGGAGGTATTCAAGCTGCAAAAATGCCTAATAGTTGGAGAAGTAGTTTATCAAATTTTATTAAATATAATAATAGAAATGCATTTAACCCTGTAGATGATAATGGTAATATATTTAATCAATCTATATTAGGTTATAGAGATGACGGTACTAAGATATTTTTAGAGGATTTACAAGATATGGATGAATTAAAAGAAGCTTTATTATTACGTCAAACGGAATTAAATGATAAGAAGGCAATAAAAGAAGCCGACGTAATATTCTTTTTCTTAGATGATAGGATTGGTCACGGCACAATGAAAGAATTTGATTGGGCTTATGATTGGAAAAAACCAATAATTATAGTAAGAACTATTTCAAGAAAAAAATTAGCTCATTGGAATAAGTGGAGAAGATATTTTGGGTTAATAATAGAAAATAATATAGTAGAATTTAGAAGTTTAACGGAAGCTAAAGAATTTTTTATAAAATATATGGGATTTAAGGGGGTAAATAATGATAAGGGTGAGTAAGGAATTTACATTTGATTCTAGTCATCGGTTAAATAATAATTCTAAAAGTAAAAGGTGGAATAAAAAAATATTTGGTAAGTGTAATAATTTACCATCTCATGGACATTCTTATAAATTAGCAATAACAGTTGAAGGAGAACCTAACTCCGATACCGGTATGGTAATTAATTTTGTAGATTTAAAAGAAATAGTAAACGCAGTAATTATCGAAAAATATGACCATAGATTTTTGAACGATGTAATCAATGGGATAACTACATGTGAAAATATGGCAAAAATAATTTATGATGCCTTATATATACCCCTATATAATTTTAATGGTATTGAATTATATTCAGTAATTTTATATGAAACGGCTACAAGTTGGGCAACCTATATTAGGAAGGAAAATAAACATGAATAGATTTACAAAAGAAGAGACAAAAAAATTAATAGCAAGATTTTGTAATATTATGGATGATTTTAAAGGTCATAAAGATTTTCCAGAAGTATTACTTGATATGATGGAAGTGCATAATAATAAGTCAAATGATTATGCTTCAGAAGAAAGTCCATTTTCAAATATTGAATTATGTGAGAGAGGTGGTTTCCCAGCATGGAAGGGATGTATTATTAGATTAGGTGACAAATATTCACGTTTATTAAATGCATTAAGTGGTAAATTATTTAAGTATGAAGGTATTGAAGATGCTTTTTTAGACAATGCTAATTATTCAGTAATTGG